GCCAGTAAATTTCTACTGGCTTTTTTATTTCATAAAATTCACTTCAAAAATCAAACACTTACCTACAATTAATTCAATTCATCACTAAAATTTCAAGCCTCAAATATTGCCAACTTTTAGTTATTTTTATATATTTTCAGTCATTGATTACGCCAAAATTACGCAAAATTTTGTGCGATTACGCCAATTAAAAGTGTGAGGTGATATATGGCTACGATGCGGAAACGTGGTGATAAATGGCGAGTAGAGATTTATAAAAACGGAATTAGAAAATCTAAAACTTGTAAAACGAAAGCGGAGGCCACTCAATGGGCCTTAGAAGAAGAAAAGAAATTAGAGCTACAAGAACAAGGATTACAGCCTGAAACCATCTTAGCGGACGTTGTAGAGCGTTATTTGAAAGAAATTACGCCAACTAAGCGAGGAATACGCCACGAAACTTTGAGATTGAATAAATTCGCTAGACACCCGATTTGTAATAAGTTTATCGGTGATGTTACAAGAAAGGATTTTGAGTCGTGGATTGCTGAAAGAGAAAAAGAAGTTAGCGGTGAAAGTATTAGACGGGAATTATCCACTATCAGAAATATTTTCAATGTTGCGGTCGAACGTTGGAATTATATTGAAAAAAATCCGATGATAGGGCTTGTTTTGCCGAAAGGTAGTGAGCCAAGAACACAAAGATACTCCGATGAAGAAATAGAAAGAATACTCTACGTTAGCGGTTATAACGATACGCTCAAGACAATTAGAGCAAGAAGTGGTGCTGCTATGTTATTTGCTATTGAAACTGCAATGCGAGCTGGTGAGATTTGCGGATTAACTTGGGATAACGTTAATTTAGATAAAAGAACTGCTTATCTTCCAATGACGAAAAATGGCACTTCTCGGACTGTTCCACTAACAAGAAACGCTGTGGCTATTCTTGAAAGATTAAAGAAAGAGATTGGAAATACTGGTTTGTGTTTTCAATTAGACACAAGGTCACTTGATGCCGCTTTCAGAAAGATTAAGAAAATGGCGATGTGCGAGCATTTACGCTTTCACGATACGAGACGAGAGGCATTGACGAGACTGGCGAAGAAAGTCGATGTGATGACTTTGGCGAAAATATCGGGGCATAAAGACATCAGGATTCTTCAAAATGTCTATTACGCCCCGAATATGGAAGAAGTTGCTGAACTTCTAGATTAAGGCAGAGCATCAGGGAATGGGTCGTCTGTAATCCAAGAGATTACAGGCATACGCATATAGTCCATATCCGCCGTTGGCACTTTATCCCTGAATCTCAACTCGATATAAGCTCTATCACCTATACTAGCAACATACACAGTAGCAATCTCATCACCGTCATCGCTATAGAATGGGAGCATAACAGGGATACTAGTGCGAAAGCCGAATGGTATTTTGTTATTAGGTAGAATATCCATTCTTTTTGCGTGGTTTTTTCGTGTAAATTTAGAATTACTGCTCCCGTAAAAGGAGATGGTGTCCCAACGACCTTTACTGAAAGAACACTCAACTGTATTGTTCACTCGTCTTAGGGTTATACTTCCCTCTTTAATATTCACACTATCTCTACTCATTCGTCTAGAGCCAGTGTCGCCAGAAATAACAACCCATTTATTATTCTGCTTCTGCCACAAGTACGCCCCAACGCCTGCACCGTTTGTTGAATTATAAAGGGTTCCGTTTGGCTCGTTACCTTTAATCTTATTTGCAACGCCATTTAATACGTCGCCTGTTGTGTCAGGTTTATCTGGCCTACCATTTCCAGTAATTATCATTGAATCACTAGATTGACTGCCGCGGCCACCTTCTGGAATTTTCTTCTCAATTCGCTTAATTTCAGTTCCCATGAATTCAGCGAATTCTGATATATTCGCTTGTAATGTCATTATTTATTGTAACCTCTAGTGTAAGCTTCTTTTAAATTCACACCGTCTAGAGCGGTGAATTTTTGATTGAGTGTAGTTAATGCTTCATTGGTTTGTGAGATTTTTTGAATGAGCTTATTCAATCCATCTTCGCCTGTTTTCATTCCGTTTAACGCATCAGCTAATTCTTTGATAGTGTCTAATTCAGCCGTTACGTTACCGCCCAAGATTTCGCTTTTAGCTTCGGTTTTGGCTTGATTTACAAGCTCAAGAATTTTCTTGGCGGATAAAGTAGAGCTATCACCAGTTGCACTGTCATTGATACCTGCTGCGCTACCAGATAGGCTTCTTATGGATTGAAATAATTCATTGATTGCACCAACAAGATCTGTTTTTTCTGTTGTACTTAGGGTTGTTAGATTGCCGATAAGTTTAGTGATTTCCTTATCTTTCTCACCTACGAACTCGGCAAATGCTGTGAGGGTTTGGTGAAATTCTTGTGCTGCCATCTTATAAAGCTCCTATATTATAAAAAGTTTTTAATTCTTCGAGGGTTGGGATTTTTTCCTTTCTCTCGCCAATTTCTTTTATTAAACGCACTTTAACCTTGATGTTAGGTTTCGAGCGTTTAACTAATCTAATAATCATCTCGCCTCCGTTACATCGTGGATAAGCGTAAATTCACCACCAGCAAGCGTTCTCACTAATCCTTGCGGACTGGTACACTGTAAATCCCAGCTTGCGGTCTCCCACTTCGCCCCTAGTGTTTTATCGTGTGACAATGTAACCGTTACTAGATTTTCGCTTACAGTAATTTCACCTGTTTCAGTTGATAGCTTGATAATTTCGCCTTTCTTCGGCTCAATCCACATATCGAACCTACTACCAGTCAAATCACTCTTCTGCTCGTCATCTTCAAGAATTTCAAACGTCCACCCGTCATCATCACCACGCACTGTTTCTAGCTCAATGTTTTCCATTGTTTGCTCCAATAAAAAACCGCACCAAGATTTCTCTAAGTGCGGTTGGTTTTAGTTAAGGTTGATTAGATTACGATTTGACCGTTTTCTTTCAAATAGGAATAAATCCGTTCCAAATCAATCTGCTCTGTTGTTTTACCAATGTCATCTTTGGTTAATGGTTTACTCATCAGCTCTTTTGCGGCTACTGCATCAATCCATTTATAATCAGAAATGATTGGCACAAAGTTCGTTACAGAGCCATCGCTATCTTCGCCAGTACCTAATACATATTTAGCGCTTATTGAGCCGTCCTCTTGTCGGGAATAAGTGGCAATCGCTGAATACATTGGATTTAAGATTTTGTTGAATGTTGTCATTTTTACTCCTAGCCTTGTGTTATTGTTCTTGTGTTTGATACTGCGTAAGCTGTAATGCACAGTTTAGCAGTACGCCCATCGCCAAACTCAAAAAGTTCTGGTGGTTTTTCATCATGATTTGTATATAAAAACCTATGCGATTGATTAGCCTCAACCGTGAATGTTTTGTGCGAATTAACAATGAAGAAAATTCGCTTAACAGGCGAGGGGGCTATGTTTATCCACACTTGATAGAAGTCAAGAGTCCTATAAACAGTGATAATAGCAACCTCACACAAATTACCACCAACCAACTGATTGACCTCAAGCGTACCAGTGAACTTACCAGTTACTCCCTCTAATCTTGCACCTTTTATCGTGCCACCCTCAATAACTGAACCTTTAACAGAGCCACCGTTTACAGTTGTACCTGTGATTGTTCCGCCAGATATGGTATTCCCACTGATAGTTGTACCTGTGATTGTTCCTGCTGTAATTCGACCAATATCAGAACTAATCGCAGAAAGGCTAGATACATTTAACTTGTCAGAAGTCAATGACCGTGTAGCAATATGGTCCGCTCCGATACTACCAGCGGCAATATGTTTGGCTGCTACCGCACCAGTGGCAATCTCATTGGCTGTGATGCTATTAGCCGCCATTTGTTGAGTAGTGATTGAGTTAGTAACAATCGAGCCACCGTGGATAGCTGTTACACCTGCATTTTGCCATGGGCTAGGTTCTACGGTGTACTTGGTACACTCTTCAAACATTGGGCGGCCAACAAACATCCAAGCACCGTTTTGACTTGAGCCATCACCATCATGGAAGAAGAAGAACACATCAACACTTACAGCGTTTGACGGAGCTTGGAATTTAACAAAAGCTCGTTTAGAGTTTTGAATACCTCTAAATCCAAAATCTCTAGATACACTCTCATCCTTATGGAGTAGATATTCGCCATTAGCACCTCTCACATCAATATAGAGTTCAACCTTTGAGCAGTTTTGATTACCCATATAAGCTGATACGATATACCAGTGATTAGCATTAATAGGGACATTTTGACCTATACCGCATCGGGTATTTGGATTGCCCGTTAATCTATTATGCCATCTTAGGATATTCTCATTTCTTAAATATCCATCTTTAGCGAATCCGTAAGTTTGGTCTTGATAACATAACCTGTCGCCACGCTTATCACCTGTTAAGTCACGTTCAGATTTTATCCAGCCATCAGGCACGCCATCTGTTGGGTTAGCAAATATAGGGTTGTAGAATAGGTTTCCGCCAAGCCCAATCGCTAATTTGTCAGCAGTAACCTGTCCTGCTGCCATGTGTTCTGCTCGTACCGCTCCTGCTTGTAATGCACCTGCTCCGATTGTGTTTGCTCCAATTTGGTCTGCTTGTAGCGTGCCAACTAATTGAGTTGTTTTAATGCGGATGCCGCTTGCATCAATTCCATTTTCAAGGTATTTGCTACCGTTCCACGTGTAGAGTTTACCGTCTGCAGCATTGTAAACTTGTTTATGGCCTTGATATTCGCCAGTATTTAAACCATTAACCGTCTTGATTAAGTCAAGATTACGAGCTGGCAATGCAGTATCAATTACTTCATTAACGATATTTTGAGAGAGTTTTTTATTTAAAACATCTAACTCCGCATCAATATCTACCGCACTTTCGCCACGTAGTCCGCTCTGTTGGCTAAATGGGCCAACGTTCACACCTCGAGTATGTCTTAACCAGTAGTATCTAACCTGTTTAGCTCCGACCTCGTGCGAGTACATCTTGGCGGTAACTCTTGTTAAGCGCTTAGCGGTTCTGATGTCGTTCGTTTCGCTAACAAAAATCTCTGTCGCAGTAGCATCATTAATCCAATCCCACTCAAGTGTGATGTTACCTAACCCGCCTGTTACTCTCACGCCTGTTGGTGCTGGAGGCTTATCAATAATAAAGGTTTGCGTTCTTTCGCTTAATACTTGACCTTTCTCATTCTTAACTTGAATTAAGACTGAGTATTCGCCATTTTCTAGGCTGTCTAGGTTTAGATTTGGCGAGGTTTGACCGAGTCTAATATCGTACAATGCACCGTCTTTATAAATTCTGAAATCATACTTAATAACACCATTACCGCCTGTCACATCACCGGCAAACGAGATACTACCGTCAGCATTAACCGTTACCCCGATATTACTTACCTGTGGCACAGCAAGAATTGATGTTGCTTTTGGTTCAAACTTCGCCCCGTTATCAACAATCGCCTCTTTCTGTGGTTCGTGTTGTAAGGCTGTAATGGTGTATTTGCCCTTTGCCTCTTCTTTTACGGATATAGCTTTAAATAACTGGCTTGCTACCTGTTGAGTAGATAACGACCACACGCCATAAGCCTCTAGCCCTACTGGCTCTTGGTCTAAAGTAATTTCAGCGCCATTTACAGATACAATCTTAATATCTTGATGTTTAGCTTGAGCATTAATGTAGCTAAAATAGCTATTACCATTGACCGATATTTCTCGGTCTAAGGTAACTTTTTTACCATTAACCGATAAAACTCGACCGCCAACGTTAGTACCTGCGTAATATGTATCAGCAACTTTAATAATGTCACCGGGTACGTGCATTAAGCCCTCTGCACCGACTGCAAAGGTAACAGTTTTAGTCTCTAATTTCTCAGTTTGTAACAGCCATAAACCTGTTCTGTGCGCTTGACCTCGAGATGTACAACCAAAGGCGGTTATTTTCTTAACGTTTAAGCCGTTTCTGCGAATGGACTCATCATCTGAAACGTACTCAATCGCCTTTTCATAACCGTTATCTTTGTCTGCGTACTCTACTTGAATGGCGTTATGTCGAACCTTTTTAGCCGAGAAAGTATAGCTAAATCCATCTTTACTCACGTTTGCGTTAGTGTAAGTCCAGACTGGATCTGACGGTCTATCCATTACAACCGTTAGTTGTTGACCGTTCCACACTGGCATTGCCCTAAAGATTGAGCAAATATCATTAATCACATCATACGCAGAGCGTTGTTCTGTTAGCCACGCATTACAAGTAAATCTAGGCTCTTGACCACCGAAACCATCTGGCACCAATTGGTCACAGTATTGAGAAACTTGATACAAAGTCCACTTATCTGCTCCGAATTCGCCTAATCTATTGCCTAATCCGTAACGTTTGCTTGTCACTACATCGTATAAAATCCAAGCTGGGTTATCCGTCCAATCAGTTTTAAAAGTACCGTCCCACATTCCATTATATTTTCTGGTGCGTGTATCGTAGTTACTCGGTACTTTTACTCTTAAACCTAACAAGTCATAGGTGCGAGCTGGGATATTGCTAAAATACTCAGAGTCAAACTTCACACCAATTAAGGCGGTGTTCGGATAAGTAAACTCTGTGTCGATAATCTCGGTGTAGCTTGACCATACTGTATTGTTTTGAAGTCTTTGGGACTTGCTATCCTCCGTTACTCGTTCCACTTTTACAGTAAACGGAACTTGAGGCAGATTATCAAAAGTGTGTTGTTGTAAATATTGTGAGCTGTATTTACCACTGATTGAAACTGGATAGGATTGGGAGCCAATAGTAATAACAAGATTTACCGTTGTTCCGTTTGTGTCACCATTCTCATTCTGACTGAATAGAGACTGAACCCCAATGGTTAAACGTAGCCGAGAGACTTTGTTATCTGTAACGGTTCGAGTGATTGGTAAATTCTTTCTAACCTGCGTTCCAACACTCACTTCTTTCTCGGAAGTGTTAAATCCTGCAATTACATCTTGAACTTGGCTACCAACTCGCCCCTCTAATTGAACGTTGTTGAAGTTATACGAACCATCTTTGTTTTGAACTGGTGTATTGTCAAAATAGACGGATTTCATTCCATCGGCTAATCCCTCAATCTCACCATCTGAAATAACCTCAACAATTTTGACAAGCTGTTTGCTTCGGCTTGTTTCTTTGGCCTCAACAGGCGTATGACCGCCACCGCCACCTTTACCCATTGCCTAACTCCTATTTCTAAATCGTGGTACTATCTTGCCTTTCTTCTCTTCTGGCGGTTGTCGCTCAATATCCATCGTCTCAACACCTTGAGAGATAATCAGTGAGCCAACTCTAATCCGCCCATAAGCAAGTGGCATCGGACGACCTTGAGCCGCCATATTTGAGAGATTTGAAAAACTAGTTGATTGTTTTTTCTCGACATCTTTTCCAGTGGACATTGATGGCATCTTTGTGAGCATTTGAGCTACACCGCCAGCCATTAAACCAATACCGCCTGCGATTAACGCTGCACCACCAGCCCAAGAAGTGAAAGCCCCAACTACAACCATCACAGCACCAACTATCGTCTGAAATAAACCTGCTTTCTTCGAGCCTTTTAGAACTGGCGTAAAATGGACTGTCGCATCGTCTTTTAAGTGTTGATTTAAACCTTGCTCAAGATAGCGATTATCTAGATACTCTCGTCCAACTCTTACGGTAAATAAGCCTTTCTGAATGAATTGTCTTAACTTTGGAATTTGACTTGTGAGAGCTTGAACGACTTCGGCTGGCGTTTTGCAATCTAGCCTAAATTCAGTTCCAAACTGTTTAAGGGAACCGTAAAATCTAACGTTGACCATTCTCTGTATCTCCAAATGCTGTGCGTGTGCTTGAGCCAGTAACCATCGTACAAATCACGCTTAGATAATCGTTTCGGAGCATGATGAAGAACCATTTGTTCGCCAACATAGATTGCTGCGTGATTCGGTACATTTGCCCCAACACTAATCAAAATTACATCACCAACTTGAGGTTCTTTAACCTGCTCAAATCCGCACTTTTCCATATTGTCCAAGTAAAGGTTTAATCCATCTTCCCACCAGTAATCGGGGCGTTTGAAATTAGGCAGTTCACAGCCTGATAGGCGGTAAAAATCCCTGAACAGCGTGTAGCAATCTGTTTCACCGTGATTAAATTCACGACCAATTAAGAATGGGATTCTCGGAAAAATATGGATTTGCTCATCGCAAACTAACCAAAAATCTAATTGGCTGTAGAGTTGAGTTTGTAAGTCTGATTGAGAGAGTTTCGGCTCGCCTTGTGGGTGTGAGTGGACCAATGCCACAATCTCGCCTTTCTCTGATGCGTTGATATAATCTTCTGGCGTGATTTCAAAATGGTTTTCCTTATCTTCTGCTACGTTTTCGCAAGGTATAAAGACTTTTTCACCGCCCACTAAAACAACAAAACCACAGCTTTCCTGTGGTTCGTTTGATCTTGAGTAACAAATTATTTCATTGTGTAGTTTACCGTCCATTTATTACCCCAACTTATCAACGCTTACAAAACCGCCATAGTTGTGCGTGTTATTTCTTAGCTTGCAGCCAGTCAGTAAACCACTGCATTTATCCTTTTTCGGATCGTTTGTTGGTTGGTCTTTCTCATCTGCAACTGCTCTACCTGTATAACCGCACTCAACACCACGATACAGCCAGTTACAAGTAGAGGTAATCATTCGTCCGATCAATGCGTTATCGGTCTCTGACGGTAAAGCTAGAGTAAATTGAGCTACGTCTCGATTAAGTGAGGATAATTGCTCAATCAAGAAATAGCTCAACACTTCTTGCGATGGGTCGGCTTGTTTGTTGCCATCTACGAAATTTACCGCATCGAGATAGTGCATATAGACCAATCTACGTCTAACTACACCACCTAAGCACTGCTCAAAGCGATTACAAAGTGCGGTAATAAACCCACCAACATTCCCAAGTGTTAATGTCGGTCGATTACTCGGTCCACTGCCTGACATTTCAAAACCATCAGCTTTAACCGCAAATGGCTCATAAGTCTTGCCTTGCCATACGATAGATTGCGACTTTTCGTTAGTGCCGGCATAAAAACGATATAATTCACCGTTTATACTGTCAGCATCTTTCAATCCACGCAAATCCACTTCAAATAGCTCAATCAGTGCATTTTGCTCTAACTTAGCAAGGTCTAACTTGAATTTGTTGCTAATTAGTTGTGGCATTATGGCACCTCAACAAAATCACAAGTAAACTCAGTAAAATTTAAATCCATCTTAGCTGGCCACTTGCCACAAACAGCTTTGATATTTTTTCCAGTAAACGGGTCCTTAAAAAGAAAAGGATGAATTCCTTTGTGTCTTTTAAAGAATTCATCCACTTCTAGGCGGTCTTTATTTTTAACCTTAACCGATACAGAATAGGAGCGGAGTAAGCTGTTAATCCCTTGTAATTGGCGTTGTGTATATCCATCACCGAATTCAATAGAGTTTACTGCTGGCTCATTATCAATCTGAAAATCAGGTCTAATGCACCATTTAAATGTTTCCATATTTACCCCTTAAGCAAACACGCCACCAGAACGCATATTGTTTGAAATAATACCGTTTGTTTCATTTCTTGCTATCTGACGGATTAGCTCTACTGTGATTTCGGTTTCACCATTTCGCTGTCTTTGCTCAACACTCGCATTAACTGGCTCGCCATTATTGATTACTTTGACGGAAATGCTACCGCCTGACATTGGTCTATAACCAGTTGACGGAATAGAGCCTACTGCTCCACCTGTGGCATAACCACGACCATAATTAAGATGGTTTAAAAAGCCAATCCCTAATCTTGATGTTGCCTCTTTAGTGATAACGTATTCGCCACGATGAACAACACCAGCAGGTGTATATTTACCACCGTCACCAGTATAACCACCACTAGCAAATCCAACGTAACCACCGTCAGAATACCCAAAGGCACTTGCGGCAGATTTGATAGCATTGAAAATCATCATCTTCACAATCATCGCTGAAATATCTTTCAAGATTGATTGTGCTAATGAGCGGAAGTCTGCTTTACCTGTTAAAACAAAGTCAGTCAAAGCATCTGACATCCCATTGAAAGCATTTTGAGTAATTTGCGAGATATTACCGGCTACATCGCCAACAGTGTCTTGAATTTGATTCACGCCGTCTTTAATGCCTGCGATCGGATCTGATTTTCTCTGATTTTCAGTCTCTTGAATAACCGCTCTACGCTCTTTAAGCTTAGCGATTTCTTCATCAAGTTTAGCGATGTTTTCTTGCG